CGGTCAAAAAACGTGCAGGCCCGGTCCACCATCCTCGAGCACGTTGACGCCGTCCTGGCCGGCGGCGCTAACCACTGGCTACGCCGTGCCGCGGAGCGGTTCAAGGCGGACCTCGATCGCCAGGACGTGGCGATGGACTGGGACGAGGTCCAGCGGATGGTGGACTTCATCGAGGGCCTGCGGCTCGTCGGTGGTCACGCCGGTCAGCAGTGGACGCTGCTCCCCTGGCAGCAGTGGGTGCTGGCGTCCGCGATCGGGTGGCGTTGGGCCAACGGCATGCCGCGCACCCGGATGCTCCTGCTCCAGGTGGCGAGGAAGAACGGCAAGTCCACACTCATGGCTGGCCTCGCGCTTTGGGAGCTGGTGGGCCGCAACCTGCCCGGCCGTGCCGTGCACGTCATCGCCAACAAGCGGGAGCAGGCGCGCATCGTGCTCGACACCGCGAGGGACATGGCCCGGCCGCTGCTCCCCGAGAAGACCAGCAGCAACAGCCGCACGATCCAGCACAATCGGATCGTCACCGACAACGGCTTCATGGACAGCCAGACCGCTGCCGAGAAGAGCCTGGACGGGTTGAACCCGTCGCTCTGGATCGGGGACGAGGTCAGCGAGTGGCGAGGCCGGTTCATCACGAAGTTGACCACCTCGACGGTGGGCCGCGACGATGCGCTGGGGTGCCTGATCACGACGCCAGGCAACAACCCAGACCTGGTCTACCCGGAGATCGTGGACCAGTGCGAGCGGGTGCTCGAGGGCGAGCTGCGGCTCGATGACTGGCAGGCCTGCATCTACGGCGTGGACGATGAGGATGAGCTCGGCGACGTGTCGTGCTGGGGCAAGGCCAACCCCAGCCTCGGCTCAGCCCTGAAGCTCGAGGTGCTCGAGCGGCAGTGGGCGACCATGAAGCTGACGCCGCTGGGCCGCACCGAGTTCACCCGCTTCCACCTGGCGAGGGCGGTGGATGTCGCCGGCAGCTGGCTGGAGATGACCCACTGGGACGCCATCAACGAGCCCTCGGAGGTGCCTGACGGTGCCGAGGTCTGGGTTGGCGTGGACCTCAGCAAGTCGATGGACATGTCGGCGGTGGTCATCGCGAGGCCCACGGCGGCCGGCATCGTGCACCTAAAGGGCCTCTACTGGTACCCCGAGGAGCACGCGACCGAGCGAGAGGTGACGTATCAGATGCCCTTCCGACGATGGGCCGCGGAGGGGCGGCTCGTCCTCAACCCTGGGCGGGAGATCGACTGGGAAGCGATCGTCCAGCGGATCATCGGCCTTGCCGGCCAGTACCGCGTCCGCCAGGTGGCAGTCGATCCGTGGATGAGCGCCCTGTTCAACGAGAGCCTCAAGAAGGCGGGACTGCCCGTAGTCGAGCACGCCCAGGGCATCGCGATGATGGGGCCGGCGAGTCAGGAGTGGCAGAACCTCTGGGTGGGCCGGCGCCTCAGACACGGTGACGATCCCATCCTTCGGCACGCCTGCGCCTCGGCTCACGCGCGCGTCGATGACTCGGGCAACATCAGGCCGAGCAAGCGGCACAGCCGCGGGCTCATCGACCCGTTGGTGGCAGCCATCATGGCGGTGCACGCCTGGGCGTTGGGGCAGGGAACATCGCCCTCGATGTACGAGCAGGGCGTGGGCGTGGGCTGATGTGGTAAAATACCGCTTGACGCGGCCGTAGATCGGTTTGCCCTCTGGGCATCAAGCAGCTGCTGACGCGAGCCTTCGGGCTCAAAACCGTTAGCGAGAGCAACCTGTTCGTGATGGGCGAGCCCGCCTCGAGCGGCGAGCGCGTCAGCGAAGATGGTGCGCTCGGCATCGTGCCCGTCTACCGCGCGGTCACGATGATCAGCAACGACATCGGCAGGCTGCCGGTGTTCGCGGCCACGGTGGACACCGATGGCGACCTGCTTGAGGTGGAGAGCACCGCTGCCGACCTGATCGGCACCGACCCCAACCGCTGGATGGGCGGCTTCGAGTTCCGCCGCACGCTCACCAGCCAGGCACTCAGGTACGGCAACGCCTTCGCCTCGATCGTCCGCAACGGACGCGGCGAGGTGCTCGAGCTTGTGCCGCTGCTCCCCGGTGACGTGTCCCTTCACGTCTCACCGAACCTCGGGATGCACTACACCCACAACGTGCTCGGCCAGATCGAGGCCGAGGACATGTTGCATATCCGGGCGCCTGGCCTCGACGGGATCTGGGGAGAGTCGCCGATCCGCAGGGCCCGCGAGGCGCTCGGCACCATCAAGGCTATGGAGAAGTCGGGCGGGCGCCTCTACGCCCAGGCCGGCGTCCCGAAGCTCGCCCTGGTGCACCCAGGTGCACTCTCGCCGGCCGCCATCCAGACCATCAGCGACTCCTACCAGCAGAAGCACGCCGGCGCCGCCAACAGCGGCAAGCCGCTGGTGCTCGGCGAGGGCATGCGAGTCGAGCGGCTCAACATGAGCCTTGAGGATCAGATGTTCATGCAGGCGCGCGACTTCTCCGTGCAGGAGGTCTCGCGGCTGTTTGGTGTGCCAGTGGTGTACCTGAGCGAGCACAGCCGCAGCACGTTCGCCTCAATCGTCGAGCTGACGAGGACGTACTGGGATGGTTGCCTGGCGCACTGGACCGCAGCGTGGAGCGAGGAAGTGCGGCGCAAGCTGCTTGCCCCCGGTCAGCGCCTCGCGTGGGACACCAAGGACTTGCTGAAGGGCTCGTTCAGCGACCAGGTGCAAAGCCTCCGGTCTGCTGTTGAAGCGGGGCTCCTCACCCGAAACGAGGCCCGCCAGCGCCTTGGACTGCCGACGCTCCCAGGACTGGACGAGCCCCTTACACCCGCGAACACCCAGACGCCGGCCGAGAAGCAGCAGGCGCCGGCGCCGGAGGAACCCGATGCTGCTTGAGATCCGCCGCGGCCTCAACGTCGTGGAGTCGCAGGGCCGGACCCTCGTCGGCTACGCCTCGGTGTTCAACCGGCCGAGCCTGCCATTGCAGGACTCTCGCGGCCGCGAGTTCACTGAGTTCGTCAACCGCGGCGCCTTCGCCGACAGCCTGAAGCGCGGGGGCACCTGGGCGCTCTGGAATCACGACCGCGGCGAGGTGCTCGCGAGGCACCCGGAAACGCTCAGCCTCCGCGAGGACGAGGTGGGGCTGCGGTTCGAGTTCGAGCTGCCCGACACCTCGCGCGGCAACGACGTGCGAGAGCTGATGCAACGCGGCACCCTCGAGGGCCAGATGAGCTTCGGCTTCCGCGTCATCGAGGACCGCTGGGACACCCGCGGCGACGAGCGCGTGCGGAACCTGATCCGCGTGGACCTCGCCGAGATCAGCGTGGTCCCCGAGGCCGCCTACCCACAGACCAACAGCCAGCTGCGGCACGGTGCCGCACTGGCCTGGCACCGACGCCGGCTGGAGCTGGCACGCAGGAGTTCGCAATGACTACGAAGGAGCTGCTGGAGCAGCGAGCCGGCCTGATCCTGGCGGCTCAGAAGCTGATGGATGACTCGGAGGAGCGTGGGCTCACTCCCGAGGATGAGCAGAAGTTCGACAAGCTCATGGCCGACGCTGACGGCATCGACGCCCAGCTTCGTGCCGCGAAGCGCAAGGAGCGAGTGCAGGCGGCTGCCGCCAGCCTCGAGCAGCCGATGCAGCGGATCAGCCTCGCCTATGGCAAGGCCACCCGCGAGGCGCGCAGCGCTGACGAGTACCAGGCTGCTTTCCGCCACTACCTCGCCACCGCGGACGGCACCGAGCTCCGCGCCATGTCCATCGGCACGGCCGGCAACGGCGGCTACACCGTCCCCGAGACCGTGGAGGCCCGGATCGTGGAGAAGCTGCGGCAGTCGAGCGTGATCCGCTCGATCAGCCGTGTGACCCAGACCCCGGACGATCGCAAGATCCCGATCCAGAACGCCATCCCCACGGCAGCGATCATCGGCGAAGGCGTGCAGATCACCGCGAGCGATGCGACCTTCACGCAGCTCTCGATCGGTGCCTACAAGTACGGCGTCCGCGTCGTTGCGAGCCGCGAGCTGCTCGATGACTCTGGCGTCAACCTCGAGGAGTACGTCATCCGCACCGGCTCGGAGGCCATCGCCCGCGCCCAGGACGAGCACTTCTGGGACGGCGCCGGCAGCGGCAGCACTCAGCCGGCAGGCGTCATCAACGGC